TGGCGGTCAGTCGGGCGATGTTTTTTTAGACTCCACCTGCGTTTCCACATTCAGCCCCCACAGGTCAATGAGCTGCGGCAGAATCTGATACACAGAAAATGTGTTGAAATTCTCCAACCATTCATCGGGAGAAGCAGATACATCATCGGGAGCAGCGTGTTTCGCCATGATATATGCCACATTCTCGAAGACTTCAAGGCTCTCGATACTGAGTGAGGAGTTTTCCTCATTACCTTCGGAAACATTCTTCTGCAAGTCCGCAAGGTCCTTGTAAATATCTCTGCCGAACTTCATACGGTACAGGCGAGGCACAGCGGCACTTGCTCTGAAAGGCACCTCAACCCCGTCAATTTCAATACTTCTTGTAATCGCCATAATATATTACCCCTTTGTTGTCGTTGTGGTAGCAGCCGCCTTTTTCTCCGAAGTATCGGGATTATACGGCATTTTGTACCAGTTGTTATAGGTAGTTTCATCGGTTGCCTCACAGGTCTTTGCTTTTACAAGTCCCGTGGGGAGTGCAGACGCAGTCAGTGTCAGCGTTTCCGTTTTCACCTCGGTGGAGTCCTCCTTGGTCTGTCCCTCGGTTGCAGGTCTGCTTGCGGTACAGCAATACAACACATGACGGATTTTGTGCTTGTCGCCGCTGAATTCAAACATCAACGCAAACTGTGACGGCTCTGCGTCATTTTTCTCCACAAGTACACCGTTGTTATCAAGGATTTCTCCCAGAATTTCCGTTGCAAATTCCGTTGTGACAAGGGCGACCTCCAAATCACCTTCATACCCCGAATTGTTATTGATAACGTAATAAACGCTGTCGTCGGCATAAAAATTTTCATTCTCGCCGTTTGCGTCAATGGAAAGGGATACCGCACCGGGCAAACGGATAGATTCGCCATAAACAGGTGTAGTGGGTGAGCCGTCGGGAGCGACACCCCACTGCGTAATTTTTGCCCAATGTACGTTATTCAGACCGAATTTAACCTTGTTTCTATTCTTAGGCATTTTTCTCATACCTCGCTTTCATATAACACTTCATACATTTTTTCGCTTTCAATCCATGTTTCTGATTTTGAAAAATACAGCTCATGTCTTGTAAGCACAGATTCAATTTCCTCCTCCAAGGCAGGATTTTTCCTGTCGGTGTACAATTCAATATCCAGTTGCTTAAAGCTGTGATACCTCACATTATCGGCAGAAAATACATTCTCACCGGGAGAAAGAAAAATCAGAAACGGCGGATTCGGTGATTCACCCTCTGCAAAATGATGATATGCATAGGGTAAACCCATTTCCGCCATCATTTCGTTAATTTCCTCATAGGTCACGACAGCGCCCCCTTTATAAGGTTTTCAAGCATTTCAGCACCGTTTTCCTCCGCAGGTGCAATATGGGGTTTCCCTGTAACTCTACCACCGCCACGTTTGGCATGACCTTTTTCAAGGAGATGTGCCAATCTATAGTGGTCTTTGGAGTGGACGGTCATCTGCAAGCTGTGGCTGTTTTCCTTAACCTTCGTTGCTTTCCAGCTCTTGCCGTAAGCTCCCGTATCTTTCGGGGCATTGGCTGAAATTTCTTTTTTCACCGAGGTTGCTGTCTTTTTGACTGCCTTTTTCATTTCCGTATCGGCAAGCTCAGCATATTCCTGCAATCCCTGCATAATTTCATCGGCAAGATTATCAATAGATGTCATCCGAAATGCCTGCCTTTCTGACCTCACAAACGAGGGTGATATAGCTATTGTGCAGATAATCACGCTGCACGGATTTGATGTTATACACCAATCCACGGAATAAAATCTTATGGGTGGTAGCATTCAGCGACAGCATGAAAAGGCTCTGCCTGACTACGAATGACACGGACTGTATTTCTTTGGTGACTCCTGTATTCGTAGTTTCGGTAGAGCTTTTCTCCGTCACTTTCGCCCAGCAAGAATAAACCTCATCCCATTTCGTGATGTGGTTACCAATTTCGTCCACAACAGTGCGATGCTCCAGAATTGTAATACGCTGATTCAGTTCATCAAAATTCATTAAACCACACCCTCACGCTGTGCAAATAAAATGGAACGCAGGCTCATGGTCAAGCCATGATAATCGGGATTGCTCCTGTTTTCATAAAGATAGCCGAGGGCAAATAATACTGCCGTTCTTGTTACATCCTCACAGCGAGTAAATTTTTCCTCATCCATTCTGCCAACGTCCTTTACAAGAAATTTTGCAGTATCAAGCAGTTGGAGGATGAGCTTGTCATCCTCCTCATGGTCGATACGCAGGTAGTTTTTGCCTTCATTCAAGGTAATCATATTATCAACCCTTCATAGTGAGAACCTTGACCGCTTCAGGAAGAATCAGCTTTCCATCAACTCTCTGCGATGCAAGGAAGCCAACCTGTCCGTTCATTGCGAACAGCTCATTCAAGCGTTTCAGACTTCTGCCCTGACGGTCAGCAATCCAGTAATAGCTGAAATCACCGAAAGCAATCGCCTTGTTGCCTGCTTCGGGAGTGGGTGCGAACACAGAGGTCACATAGGGACGGTTGAGGATTGTATCAGGCACACCTGCTGAAATGGAAGGCTGCCAGATATACTGACCGTTATTATCCTTTACCTTACGCAGTGCCTTGACAGTCTGCTCATTCAGCACCCATACAGCTTTCTTGCGGTAGGGACTTTTAAGAGAATAGAACAGTTCAAGCATATCATCAAAGGTGATATTTGCACCTGCCGTAGTTGCTCCGACCTGTCCTCCGCCTGTTTCAGCGAAGATACCCGTAGGTTTGCCGATACCGTCACCCACAAGGAATGCTTCCTCTTCCTTTGTGCCGATTCTACGTGCAAATTCACGAGAGATATATGCAGGCAAGTCAAATACGCTGTCGTTGAGAAGCTCCTCGGAAATCTTAATTGCCGTACCCACCTTGTAAGCGGAAAGAGCAATCTGACCGAATGCGTCATCGGAGAGTGTGTACGCTTCTTCCTCCTCCATCCAGACCGCCTCGCCCTTCTGCGTAATCACAGGGATTTTGCGGTCTCCGTGGGATGTCTGAATTTTCGTTGCAAGGGGACGGAATACATTTTCCTCCTCCAATGCAGAAATCAGCTTTTTCTCAAATTCATCCGGCACAAGATACCCGCCCTCTGAATCCGTGCCGACCTGCAAGTCATTTCTGATATCGGCAAAATTGCGGTTGCGGATATTGTTCCAGAATGCTGTACTGTATTCCGCAGAGGCAATCCCTGTTTTCGCCTGATTATCGGGCGTTGCAGGAGTGCCGAGAATCGGCTGTGATGTGGGCTTTCTCATTTCCGCCTCAATCTGCTCCTGTCGTTCCATTCTCTTAATTTCCTTACCGAGATTTACAACCTCGGCTTCAAGGGCGTCATAGGTCTTGCTGTCCTCTTCGGAAAGCACACCGCTTGCGTTTCTTTTGCTGTCAAGGAAATCACGGGCGGTATCCCATGCCTTGGCTCTTTTTTCACGAAGTTCCTGAATAGTCATTACACATTCCTCCTTAGTATTTCAGCAGTTCCAGTCTCTTGTCGAGCTGGGCGATTGGTGTACCTGTATTTGCAGAAACTTTCTGCATAAAAGAAGCCACCGTTTTGGACGGCGTGTACATCATAGAACGCATATCCTGCGGTAGCTTTTTCTCTTCTTCATCGGGATTTTCATCCTCGTCGGGAGGATCTTCTTCAGATTCCTCTTCAGAGGATTCTTCCTCATCTTCTTCAGGCTCTGCCTGCGGCATTTTCTCCTTGTCAAAGAGAATGCCATCCACAAACCCCAGCTGTTTCGCCTTTTTCGCATTCAGCCAGGTTTCATCGCTCATCATCTTAGCGATTTTGGAACGGCTGAGATGTGTTTTCATTTCGTAGGCGTTGATGATGGATTCCTTGACCTCCTCCAAAAGCGTGATGGCCTTTTCCATATCTGATTTGTTGCCCATTGCAATTGTGGCGGGGTCGTGGATCATCAACATTGCCGTCGGTGCGATAAAAGTCTCGTCACCTGCCATTGCCACCACCGATGCGGCAGAGGCGGCAAGTGCGTCAATTTTCACCGTTACCTTGCCCTTGTGATTACGGAGCA